TTTCGGCTTGGGCGCAACAACAGGCTCTGTGGGCTTGGGCTTTTTCTTCTTAAAGAAGCCAAAGAAGCCACCGACTTCTTCAGCAATAGCTTGGACTTCCTTAACTGTCTTTTGAGCCTGGGCGACAGTGCCTTTGACCTCTTTGTAGAGTTCACAGCCTTTGCGAATAGCTGCGACACAGCCATTTGCCATTGCCAGAAGGGTGAGAGGATCAATGTCTGTCTCCTACTTGGCTTGCTCTATGTATGCGTCCCAATTTATGCCTTCTGGAGATGCGCCTCCAGTTGTCGCTTGAGTTGGAGCAACATTGCCTTGTGGAAGTCTTATCTTCCTTTCAATTTCATTGATATATTCACTATCAATGACACCAGACTTGTTTAGTTGCTCTGCAATCTTTGCAGAAACAGCACCAAAATACTTTGGATTGTTTTGCCCTTTAGCAATCATTGCAAGTGCATCAGCGCCTTCTTTACTTGTCAATGCTCTTGACAGGAATTTTGGAGTCAACCAAAGAACACCAGCAGTTGATATTGCGCTTGGCAAATCAATCTTATTTGTAACAGTATCTGGCAATGTTAAATAAGCAAGACCACCCAATCCAGCCGCTTGAGCCGCGCCCATTGCTGCTGTTGCACCTTGAGTTCTGAGCGCAGTTGTACCAGCAAATGTTTCAGTACCAAACTGAGCCGCATTTGTAATGTCTTTTATTAAATTGGCTTTTTGTGAGTCTTTGAAAAGAAATGCAATTGTTTTCTTGAACTCAGGGTCTTGCATCTTTTTGCCAAAGTTTGCAATGTTATCTGGTGTGCTAAAAGCATTGCTTAAGAACCCATATTGCAGTTCATCGTACAGGCCTTTTGCTTGATCTTTTGGAAGATACTTTTGTGCTTCAACAATTGCCTTGAAAGCATCTCTTGTTCTTTCTGGTCTGTCAATGTTAAAAAGATATTCGCCAACAGCAGATGGCTCATCTTTCAACGCTTTTGAGATAGTCCCATTGTAAAAACCCTTCATTGCGTTTGCATATTCGTCTTGAGCATTCCAATAGTCACGCAATAAGGCATTGTTTGCAGTGGTTGCTTTTGTGCGACCAATTGCATCCTTCATTGTCTCAAGGTCTTTATAGTTGGCAAGATATTGTCCTGTTCTAAGACCTCCTGGCTGATCTACTCCACCAAGCAAACCTAACTTTCGTGCCAGGGCCTTTTCTTCCTCATTGCCAAAAGTAAGAACAGCAATCCTGTCCATTTCATTTCTTAAGCCCTGAGCATATTTGTTATACGCTCCCTCAAGAACAGTTGTTGCAACGCCTTCTTTCTTCGACTCTCTTGCGCCTGCAAGCAAGTTGCTTCTCAAGTCATGTGCAACACTGAATGAAATTTCATCATCTTGTTTCAATATGTCTTCAAGGGCTTTCCTCTTTTCAGCGCCAGCACCAGCAAACTTTGTTTTTGCAAGACGATCAAGTTCTTTTTGGGCATCAGACTTTAAGTTGCGAATATCAACAATAAGGCCGTCACCTTGCTGTTCCATTTGTTGATAGACAGGACGATATTTGTCCTTCATCGCAGTTTCGGCAACAGCAATAGCATTTTGGAATCTGTCTCCAATTGCCATTTGAGTTGGATCGCCTTGTTGCAATGCCGCTTTAAAAGCATCTGAAGTATCAAGCGTATCAATGACTTCTCTTGAGCCTTTTTGTAATGCTTCAGCAACTTTCTTTTGTTGTTCAGCAAATGATGCAGCACCGCTTGTATATTTCAATGCGCCTTCAATAGCTTGATCTGAAACATTGCCAGTAAGCTGACCTCTTGTAAGAGTTGCTCCACGACTAGAAAACCACTCTTGAGCAGCCTTTCTTGCGGCAGATTCTTCGGTATCAAAAGCGCCTTTATTAAAGCCAATTTCTTTCAAAGAATCTTTGCTAACCTTAAATGCTTTTCCAGCCAATGAAAATGCCAAATTTCCACCAACATCAAAAACAGCATTCTCAATGTTTGATTGAAGAAATCTTTTGCCAAATTCACTAGATAATGGATTTGTTCCTGTTAAGCTAGCCTCAACCAAGTTGCCAACACTTGTGCCAACGGCAGAGCCAGCTAAAGATGGGACAAATGGCCTAGTGACTGCTGGAGTGGCCTCACCCAAACGCAACATTGCCGCGCCAAATCTTGATTGAGGCGCAATAAATGGGATAGTTCCTGCCGCCATCCCAAACAATCCTGGGATAGATGTTTCGCCTTCTTTTGGACGAATATCAGGAAATGGCGCAATAGCTGCTTCCAAAGACTGAAGCGTTCTTTGTCGATTGGCTTCATCTTGTGCAGATGTAGAAGGGCCGATTACTCGACCTCCAGAAGCCTCTAGATTTTTGAGGTATTGATCCCAATCCATTACAGGCCAAGCCTTTCTTTAAGTTCTTTTGCCTTTAACGCTTCATCTTTGGTTGCCTGACCTTTCAAGGCTTTTTGCTCAATGGTTCTGTATGAGTCAATTTCATTGCGAATCTTGCCATACAAAATATTTGAGTTTGTTTTGTACCTTTGTTCTTCAGGCATTGCCGCCAATTGCTCATACATTGATGTTTCTGCTTTTGCCTCATCAAGTCCACGAGAAATCAACTTCATAATTGTTGGCAACTGTTGAGACACATTTGGTTGGCTAAGAATAAGCTGTTCCAACTCTTTGAGTGCCTGACTGCCAGGGAAATTCCTTGCAATCTTTTGAACAAATGAACTTTTCAGTGCTTCCAAGTACTCTGTATTTGATGCTTTTTCTGAAATTGGAACTCCAACAGCGCCCAAAACTCTTGACAAATTTGTAAGAGTAGAAGCGCCAGCACCAGTAAAGGCATCAGGAGCAAGTTTTCTAAAGTCAGAAAGGTCTTTTGTAAGGCCAATTTGAGCCTTGTATTGATCTCCAGCCTTAGTCCAAAGTGCGCCTTGATCTTTTGCCTCTTGACTTGCTTGAATTTGTTTAAGAAGCCCAGGCAAATTGGTGTCAACAGTTGTTTTTGGTGCGCCAGCAATTTTTGATTGCAACTGACGATCAAATTCCAACTTGTTTACTTGTGCAACTTGTTCTGGCGTGTAATCATTGAATGTCTTTTTGGCAGGAAGACCAAGTTCTCTAGCTGTTTTTAACCAATCTTCACTTGGCTTTGTTGTCATATCAACAAGTTCTAGTGTTCCTTTGTCAGTAGACCAATTAGCAATGCTTTCAGGAGTGAACTTTCCTGTTTTCAACAATTCAAACCCTTGAGTGGTCTTTGGTGCAAAGTATTGCTTTACAAGGTCAGGATTGGAAGCAACAGATGCCGCTTCATCTTCACTTAATCCAAATTTTGTCATCAACTGATTGATTCGGGCAGTTCTATCCATTGCACTTACATTCAAAGCGCCAGCTTCTGCTAGTGTTTTTTGAGCAGTTGCAGACTTTTGTGCTTGCTCAATTAAAGCACCTTGAATTGCACGATAACGATCTGCCGCCAATGCCGCACCTTGAACATCTCCAGCCGCTTGCAAAGCATTTGAATACTGAATCAAACCTTGTGGAGTGTTGGTATCAAACTGTCGTGCTAGTGCATTTCGTTGACTAATTAAACGCATCATTGGGTCTTCAGCGCCCATCAAACCAGCAATACCACCAGCGGCACGATTAGCGCCAGCCATGATATTTGCCCTAGCCAATTGCATAGGATCAAGTTGTGCCATAGCAATAGCATCTTGCATAGCTTGACGCTGTTGCTGTTGTTGATAGGCTTCAGGAGTTATCCCGAACAGTCCTTGAACGATACTTGGTTCTGCCATGATTACTCCCAACCTAAAAGTGCTGAAGTGTTATATCCACCAGAAATATCTGTTGGAGTGATATTGCCACCACTAAACAAACCCAACAAACTTGGGAAAGCATTTCCAATGGTGGTTCCCAAAATATTCCCAAACTGAGTGTTGCCGCCAGCACCTGACAATATATTTGCCAAAGGACTGTATTGCATTGAAGGCAATCTTGCCGCAGCACCTGCCGTAGTTCCTGCAATCCCCAACTGACCAGCCTTTCCACCAGCGGCTGAACTCAATGCTGACAATTGTTGGCTCAAAGACAGTGGTTGTTGACCAAGAGACTCAAGCTGAGTGCCCACACCAATACCAGTTGTAAATGGAGCATAACCGCCTGTCAAACCTTGCCCATAAGCACCAAGCAAGTTAGCACCTGTGCCCATCAAACCAGCACCAAATTGGACTTGTTGTTGACCAGCCTGCTGTGCTTGCGCCGCCAATGCCGCATCTTGTTGAGCAATAGCGTTGTAATACGCCTCCATCTCAGGAGATGCCGCCCGTAGACCCTCTCCACCACCTGGGCGCATACCAGTTCCACCAACAGACAAACCACCTCGACCAGTTTGGAACAGTCTGTTTTGCAGTTGAGCAAGCTCACGCTCACGGCTAGGAGCAAGCAAATTCTGTTGTCTTGCCATGTAATCTGCCGCCACTTGCTCGGGTGTCTGAGCCAAGTATTGCTGACCCAGGCCAAACAAACCTTCTGCGCCAGCAGTCAAAGGCGCATAGCGACCAATTGCCTTCTCTGCTTCAGTCAATCCTAAACCAGACAAAGCCATGATGCGGTCTTGCATCGCCTTGAGTTCTGGGCTTATTGTGTATCCAGCACTTGTCAATTGACCTGTAACTGGATCAATTTGGAATTGGCTAGTTCCAAATCTTGTAGTTGTACCAACTGGTCTAAATTGAGCGCCACTTACTGCCCGACCAGTAGCCTCGTTAATCAATCTGGCTTGTTCTTCAGCGGCGGCGGAACTTTTTTCTCCTTGAACAAGACCTCCAGCACCTTGTAAAAGCCCACCTAAAAGCGATCCAAGTGCTTGTTGTTGTTGAGTAGTTGTTGCCATCCCAGTTCCCCCTAAGAGACTCTTTGCTAAATTTGCACCAGCCAATGCTTGAGATGCAGTTAATCCACCAGTTGCCGCAGTACCAGCACCACCAATTGTTGACCCTGTTCCATAAGCACCCATCCCCGCATCAAGTGCGCTTAGACCAGCAGCGCCACCACCCAAGGCGGCAGGCATTGCAGATGCGGCTCCATAAGTTCCCATGCCAGCATCAAGCGCACTAAGTCCAGCACCAGCACCAGTAGCACCACCAACCACGCCAGGAATGCCAGGAATTAGCCCACTAGCCGCCAACGCAGCAGTGCCCAAGATTGGCAAAGCATTCTGAGAAAGGCTTAAATCCTTATCCAGTTGCGCCAAATTTTGGGTAACTGTTTTTTCAATTGGCTGTACAACATTTGTGACTGCACGGCTAATTGCTGGCGTTGGATCGAGTTGTGCTAGTGCGCCCATTTGAACCTCAGTGTTGCTTTATAAGTTCTGAATAGACCATCATCTATTTTTTCTATCTCTGATGGATGAGTAAGTTGTGCAATCAATTCATTGATCCGAGGGTTGTCGTAAAAAGTAACGGCATAGTCAAATCCTTGATCTTTCAAATCATCAAGATACTTTTGCACATTGATTACTAAATCTTTGGCTCGTTCACCATTTATGCAATGAAATTCAATGCCGTTGTTCTCAATCTGCTTTGTCAGGATCAATGTGTCGCCCTGACGCACAACAAAGTTGCCTGTCTTTGGTGAGTTCATCAATCCATTAAAGTAGGCATCAACAGTCATAGCAAAGCCAGCATAATTCTTTGCCAAGTCTTCAGAAAGGATTTGACGAATATCTTTCATCAAACAGTCCCATTAGCCACAATGTTGCCCAACACAGTCAGATTCCCTGATGTGTCAATCTTCATCACATCTGTGCCAGATGCCCTGATATACAGATATGAACCGCTTTCAACAAAGCTGAAGTTTGTAAAAGTTCCATCTGCTTTGGTGGCAATGGCAGTCTGAATGTTGGTGAACTCAGTGTCAATCTCAGTACCTTTGACAACCTTGTTTGAGTTCCCAGGCGACAAAGCATCTTTAGCCGCAAAGTTGGTGGTTTTGGTGTAGTTACTCACGATACATCCTTATACTAGTTTGCCATTCTTGGCTTGAATCTCAATCTTTTGAATGCTCACAGGATAACCATTGATTTCAGTCTCATAACCCGTCTGCACAGTCTTGCCAGAACCAGTTGTTTGACCAACCAATGTCTGCAAAGCAATGCCCTGCGAGTAATAAGCCACTGGTGAACCATTTGCACCATATTCAGCAGTCCCATACTCAGCAACAGTAGAGACAGGAATCGTCAATGTCGTTGAGTAGTACTGACCAGAGAAGTCATATCCCCACTTGATGATGAAGCCTTGATTTGACCCACCAATCACCACCACAGCAATGCGCTTCAAAATAGATGTGACATTGGGCTGCCCCAAATCAGCATAGGTGGTGAAGTACTGCATCCGATATGTGGATGTATGGTCAAGATATGTCCCATACTTTCCTACATACCCATTCTTGCCAATCAACAAGTCTCCATTGCGTCTGGCAAGGAAAGCCGTTGGCGTGATGGAATCCCACACAGTTACCCTTGAAGAACCATCTTGCAAAGCCGCCTTTGTGTCAAAACAATAGGTTTGTGTGGCTGTTGGGAAGTTAATCAGGTAAAAAGCATTTGCCTCGGAATAGACCGCCTTGATGTTGGATGCTGTCTCAGCGGCAACAATCGTCATCAAGTCATTGCGGACATTCTTAGACAAGTCACGCAAAGGTGCAGATTTTTCCTGAATGGTTCTCAGGAATGAGCGAATACCACTGTTTGACAAGAAGATCACATCAGTGCCAGTGTTGGCAATCGAATCCCTTGCAATGCAACCAATGTTGCTCACGGCATCACTCAAAGTCATTGTCGATGGCGTAGTCGCACCAGAGTAAATCAGGATTTGACGCTTGCCAAAGATTAACAAAAAGCCATTGTGTGCTGCCAAACCAGTGATTTCATCTGAACCATTGGGCCACACCTGGGAAACATTCAAAGAACCAGATGTTCCTGTTGACCAAATATGCCCTGACAACAAGTCAGAGAAATAGACAGTCACATTGTCAGCAGTGGTGTTAGCCGCCCACAGTCGCCCATAAGCAGAGATAACAATGTTTGCTTGAGGAACAGTGGCAACATAACCTGTTTTCTCGGTTACACGCCTGTATGTGCTGGTGCTGACAGCAGGGTCATACACCAATGCGTCATGACCTGTCTGGAAGAAATATGTGATTCCATTCAAAGAGGCACACTGCCAATTGCTTGCAGTAATGGTTGGGGCAACCCCTCCCCCCCCATATGTCAATTCAGTAACAGATGTGCCACTGAGTTTGAATAACTTGTTGTTGCCAGCAAACAAAACAGTCAAAGTGCCATCTGTTTGCACCAATTCATGGATGACACCAACATTGTTTGCACCCAGATTGCCAGAGGATGTATTTACCCTTGACCAACCCTTGCGAGAGCCAATGCGCCCATATTGGTCAATCACGCAGTTTGTGGCAATCGCAGCATATCCAGCCGCTAAATCAAGCGGAGAATCCTGTGTGTTGACCCCATAAAAGCCTGGAGCCGATACAGAAAAGGTCTGGATTTGCTGTGTCATTGCGGGACAAACTCCTGATTCTCAGGATAGCGGTTGCTCTCCAAAGCAATGTAGTCCGACAACATGGATCGGAACAGTGAATAAGCCTCAGATGAAGACAGACCACCATCTTCACCACGCTCAACCAATGCCCTGGCGTATGCACCTTGTGCAACCACCACATCAGGAACAAGAATTACAGTGCTATCAGCCGCCAATGTAGCCTGTGGAACTGCCAAAGCAAACATGATGCTGTAAACACCATCTGGCCTTGGATATAGCGTGATTTTGGTGTCGTAACTACCATTTACGCCTTCAAAGATATATTCACTTGGGATGCCCGTCATAATCGTAGAGAAATTCTGCTTACGATTCATGTCCACAAATGTGATGTTTGTCAGACCAATGTTGCTTGTTGCGTTGATGGCATCAAGAACTTGGAACTTTTGACCAGCACCAGTTAATGCGTACTGGTATGTGCCAGCGACAGTGCTAATCGTGACAGTTTGACCAAGCGCATTCCAACCAAAAGCATCCTCAACTTGACGCTTTGTGTCATTGACAAACTTGGCAATAAGGGTGGAATAGGTGGTTTCGTTGTAAGTTGTTACAACAGGCTCACGCAAACGAATCAATACATCGTTGACCAGTTCAAGAAATGTCATTGGGATGCCTCATTTCGCTTTTGCTTTGTTCCTTGCGGATATAGCTTTAGCTTTTGCCTTTGCATCAGCTTTGGAGTTAGCACCCCATGCTTTTAGCGAAAGAAGCAGTCTCGTTGGTTCACCATTCTTGTACTCGGGGCCATCCATATTGCCCATCCGAGCCAAGAAACTTGCTCTGCGGGGATTATCCCCTGATTTGACAGGAGGTTTTAGATTCCCGCCAGTTGCCGCATTATAAGACGCTCTGCCCTTGGCATTCAAGCCGCCTTTAGGATTTTGACCAGCTTTTGTCTGCCAAACAGGAGATTTCATTTTTTCCTCGCGGCTCTCATATTGTCAATTAGGTTGGGATATGGCCTGCCAGCGGCTTTAGCCATCTTCTTAGCCGCCGCTTTCTTGGCGGGTGTCAGAGGTTTGGACGCTCCCAGTGACTTGGGGCGCTTTTTGTCCCAAACTTCTTTCATTTCATCTTCTTCTTTTTGGGCTTTGCCATGCCAGCTTCAGACAGGGCAATAGCGACTGCCTGTTTGCGAGACTTCACCACTGGGCCTTTTTTGCCAGAATGCAAAGTTCCAGCGCCAAATTCTGTCATTACTTTGCTAATCTTTTTTTGCGCTTTAGTTTTCATTTGCCACGACCTGATTTCTTCATTAAATTTGTTGCGGTTCGCTGACCTTTTTTAGGAAGCATCTTAGGTTTCCCAACTGCAATCATAAAAGTAACAGAAGGTTCTCCACGTTTTTTTGCTCCTTTTAAGGCTGCATTTGCGTCTTTATATGTTTGTGTCTTTTTCATCGTTTTTCCTTGGTTATTGGCCCACCAGACTTCCAAGCATCACAAGTACGGGCCGCAGCACAGGTGAATTGGAATAAATCACAGTACCCCAGATTAGCCGCCTTGACAAAATTCTCGTCATAAGACAACTCTCCCTTGTTTTCATCCTTCTCCAAACCGCCAACAATGCACTCCATCATGGCGGGAGTCTGGATAAAAGCGGCACAGTTGCCGCATCTCATGTTCTTGATGGCAGATGTAGGTGCGTTATACATCTTGGCCTTTTTCAGCCAAAAAGCATCGTTTGCCTCATTGGGATTGGGTGGGCCATAACCAAACTTCTTGAATGCGTTATTCCTATTTTTCAGGTTAACAGACACATCCTGAGTGGCAATGGGACACGATTTCCCTGAGAGCAAGCCTTTCATTTCATCAGCCTTTCGCCAACAAAAGTAACCACTCCACCCATCGCAGATGCAATGGTCATTCCCATCCAAAAGCCACCCTTACCCTTGTTTGCCAACTCAAGCAAAGCCTTCACATCCTGGCTCAAGGAATGAACTTCACTCTGGAGAGCCTCAACCTGGGCCTCCAGTTTGCCAAAATCTCTTGCGTCTATGTCAGACATTTAAAACTTTCCTTGGGCGACCCATGCGCCGAATAACTGGTGGCGTAAAAGCAGTATCTTTTCTGACCGCTTCAGGATCATAGGCATCAGGTTCAACTTCTTGCTCATCAACACGAACATATCCTTGGTGACCCTTCATGGAGTCAATGTCATGTTGCAATGTGAAACTGACTGTGTTGCCAG